TGGGTGTGGGTGTGGGTGTGGGAGATGGTCTTGGTGTTGGTTGATGATTATGTATTGTAGTACCTGAGGTGTAAGTAGATCTGATTTGTTGTAACCTGTTATTAAATTCGTTGTATGAGTTGTTGAGGGCATTAACGCGGGCACTTTGATTTGTTGAAGAATTATTATTGTGAAGATGAAAGTTGTTGTTAATGTCTTGTAGATGTCTTCTGAAAATATCATTAAATTCGGTAATTTGTTGTTGTCTTTCTTGTTCTCGAAGGTGGTGTTGGTGGTTAGCAATGCGGTGATTAATGATACGTCTATCGATATTTTCAGAAGGTAATGGTTGAGGTGTTTGTGTGGAATTATTAATGGTAGAATGATTGGTGTTGATTGTTAGGTTATTTTGGGGAGTTAAATTTTGTGTTGATTGGGGAACACCGGGTGGTGAAGTGAGTCGAGTGCGAGGGTGTATGATAATGGGTCCGATGTTGTAAGTGTGTCTGGAGCGGAGCCATGTTTTGCATAATTTTTGTATGATTCTTGCGGAGATTTGTTGAGATAAGAGATGAAGTTTAAATTTGTGTCGTTTACATGCCATTTTGAAGAAATTGGTGATGATGAGAGATTTTTGGTGTAATATGCGGATATTGATTTGATCATGAGAGATTTGATGAAAATTATTAAGTAAATTGACAGTAAAGGGTGAATTTTGAGGGATATTTAGATATTTTTTGATGAAGAGATGTTGGATGATTTTTGCGGATTTTTGTTGTAGATGTGTAATTTTTGAGTATGCTCTGAATTTATTTTGAATGATGATAGCTGCGGCATTTTGGAAAGTAAATTTGAGAGATTTTAATTTATTTTTAGCTAAAATGATTCGTATGCGAGTTTGAATAAGGATAATTGATTCGATATTGAGATAATATCTAATTAAACGTCTGGAAGCGATTCTGTCTTTAATGATTTGTCTGGCTGATTGGTGTTGTCGCATGTGTGGTTTTGTAATAATGAAATAAAATAATTAATTTTAAAATGAATTAAATAATTAATAAAGATATATGGAAAGTGAATGGATTTAGTATGGAATTATTTTGATAAGATCTATGTCTTGACAGATGATCTGGAAAAGTTGGAAGGTATAAAAAATAATTTAGAATACGTGGGTATGACAAAGTATGAGATAGTTGAGTTTGAAAATGTGAAAGAAGTTGAAGATGACATAGATAAAGCGATAGTTGAAGATAATATATATGATATTCGTACCCGAATGGGAATAATAAATATGGTGAGTAATCAGATATGTAATAAGAGATGTCAACATCAAAAGAGTAAAATGATTGAAATAATACAAGAATCGTATGAAAAAGGGTATGAGAATATATTAATATTGAGGGATGATTGTCGTTTTAATATAACGGCAAATTATCATAAATTATTAAAAATGGTAGATTGGATGGGTAAACATGAGTGGGATATATTTTATTTAGGGTATGGACAGTGGCCTATGATGTTATCATTTTTAGTGACTGATTCTGTTCTAAAATTATGTTCACCAAGAGGAACTTATGCGTATAGTTTATCAAAAACTGCGATATATAAATTAAATATGATGTTAAATTATAATGATTTTGAGTATAATGAGAAGTATGGGTTAAATAAAATATATAATGATAATCGGTTTAGTAAATATGGAATATTTCCAACAGTGTGTTATGGGAGTGATTCAGAGAGTTTAGATAAGATTTATGAAAAATATAATGTATTGTTAGATTTGAAGACGGTTAATCGAGCAAGTGAATATATATCAGTAATTGTGCCATTTATAGTGTGTTTGATGGTGTGTGTGATAGTATATTGGTATGTGCTTCATGGTAATATAAAATGGTAAATTAATTCAAGTTGGAGATAACAATGGTATCGTTGATGGAAACGTTATTTTTATCGATCCATCCGGAGTTGATTTCTAAGATGTATGAGGAAGGTTTGTTGATATGAAGTAGTTTTTCGGATAATGGTGTGGTATTTTTGCTAAATCCAATGATGGTAAAATGATTGTTGGAGTAATGGTGTTTTTTGTTTAAAAAAATAATATCTAGAGGTATGTGGGTGTTTTTCATCCAAAATTTATGTATTTTATGTGTAGGCATATGGAATAGCATGCCATGGTTGGGTAGTAGTTTATTTTTGCGGTGCATTAGACCGGTGGTAATTTCTTGATTGGTTTTTGAATGTTCAACGGTAATTTCATTTTTTATGATTTTATAGTTTTCGTGATTATTAGCGTAAATATAAAAAATTTTTGTATTGATTTGTCCCATTTAAATAATAAATAATTTTAAAATTTATTATTTAAATTATAATTTATGAAAAAATGATTTAAAAAAATATTTTTTGAATTAAAGCAAAATGGATAATTTTGAGATATTGAATCAAGTTATTAGTCAGTGTGAGGAATCAAATCAGAAAAATGATGTTGGTTGTAAATTACACGAAACTGAAAAAACAAATATTAGTATAAAACCTAAATCAGAGTGTATGCATTCATTTAAGATAGAGAATGGAGTGAAAGTGTGTGAGATATGTGGTATGGAGATGGAGAGAGAGATTGACAATGGTAAAGAGTGGAGATATTATGGTGCTGCGGATACGAGACATAATGGAGATCCATCAAGATGTCATATGAGAAAAACAGATGAGCGAACAATAAACAAAGATGTAGAGAATATGGGATTTAGTGATAAAATTATAGAAAGAGCGAATCAAATATATGATAAAGTTGCTAATGGAAAAATATATAGAGGAAATTCGAGAAAATCTATAATTTTTGCTTGTATATTCCATGCATATAAATTGCAGGATAATCCACAATCATGTGAAAATTTGATTGAAATATTTAATCTTGATAGAAAAATAGCTTTGCGTGGATTAAAAGCAGTTAATTTGAAAACTGAAAAAAATTCAGAACTAAAATCAACGTATATAACAGCAGAACATTTAATAACAGATATAATGGAAAAATTTGAAGCAACAGAACATCAAATTACTGAAGTAATTGATATATATAAACGAATTAGTAATAAATCTTCAATATTGAATAGATCGAGGCCACAATCAGTTGCTGCAGGTATAGTTCGATATTATATTATAATCAATCAAAAAGAAATATCAATGGCTGATTTTAGAGCAAAGGTAAAATTGTCTGAATTGACAATAAATCGCATAGTGAAGGAAATTTCTAAATTAATAGAAATGTAATTTTATATATTTATAAACATATAAAATTATATAAACAAATATGGATAAAAAGTTAATTAATCAATTACCAGAAGAAATATCATGTAAAATATATGGTTATTATTTACAGAATATATTGAATAGTCAAGAATTTAAAAAAAGATATAAAAGAGCATTATTACGTAGTTTAGCAAGAACGAAATCACAAAAACAATTAAGACAATTAGGTTTAATATAAATTATTTATTTACAAAATTAAAAAATCTAATTTTATGTTTTTTTGGAGATTCATTTAAATTCTTCTTTGTTTTTTTTTGATTTGTTGTAGATGATTTAGATGTGGTTGAAGTAGTTGTTTTATTATTGTTAGAAATTGGAGATTTTTTTAGTGGTTTTTTATTACGTTTTTTTGGACTTGTTGATTTTTTGATTTTTTGTGGTTTTTTGTTAGTTGTTTTTTCGGTATTTTTAGAAATTGTTCTTGATTTTGGTATTTTACGTTGTTGAGTTGTTTTATTACTTTGATTTGAAGAATTTTGATTTGAAGAATTTTGATTTGAAGAATTTTTTTTAATACGTGTTGATGTTAAAACTTTTGATTCAACTGATGATTTTTTTTTACGTATCGTTTTATTTGTTGATTCTTTTTGTTGATTAGTGGAATTAATAATTTCATTTTTTTCTTTATGTAATTTCCATAATTTTGATAATTTTTTTAATCTATTTGGTCCAGTTACCAAATTACTATGTTCTTTTATAAATTTATTATACTCTGATAATTCTCGTTTTTTTATATTATCTGTTGTTTTAATTTTTTGCTTTGATAAAGCTTCATTAATGGAATCTTCAAACATTATTTCATATTTTGAACGTGTATGTTTTTTTCTAGATGACATATTATTTATAAAAATTATTGTTATTAAATTTTAATTTAAAATAAGAAACTTCTTGATAGAAGAAACACCAAATGTATCTAAATGATGAACTAAAATATAACAAAATTCGTAAAGAAATAGGTACAAATCCTAATATGAAACATCTTAATTTTAAGAAAAAATTCAATAATCAAGGTAAACAAGGTATTGCCGGCATTGTTTCATTTAAAGATCAACCAATTACCTACAAATTATCGCAATATATAAATCATATTATACGTCATGAAGCCACTATTATGAACTCTCTTACAAAAATGATGAATTATTGTCCACATTTTTGCAAATTCTTGGGTTTATGTTCTACTACAGTCAATGGAAATTACAAAAAATTAGACAATCCATTTAATGTCACATGTAAACATCCAATTACAATTGATACATTATTAATGGAATACGTCGAAGGTAAAAAATTATATACATTAATCAAAAATAATAGTATATCAGATGATATAATATTTTCAACTATCAAACAATTATTATTTGCTATCAGTATTGCACAAGATAAAGCAAAATTTACCCACTATGATTTACATTCATGTAACGTTTTATTAAAAAAATGTGATCCAGATACCGTATTTTTATATATTATGGATAATGATAACCAATTTTGTGTTCCTACATTTGGTTATTATCCTGTTATTATAGATTTCGGTTTTAGTTATTCAGATGCTATTAAAGATTCTCCAATATTTTCATCATTAGCACATACTGACGTTGGATTTATGACCAATCAACATGATAAAATATCTGATAGTAAATTATTATTAGTATCTATTTCTGAAGAAATAAAAAGATACCGTTCAAATGAAACATCAATTAAATTTCGTAATATTGTTCGAAATATTTTTGAA